CTATTGATAAGGCATCACTTAGCGCTGGCACGATGCATGCATATGCAATCCCCGTGCCGGCGCAGTGCATGCGCCATGCACGATGCGTGCCAACCACCTATCTCGCTGAGCCATAAGAGGTTAGTCCTGCGCATAATATTCGGAGGGGGTCGCAAAAATTTCTGGGGGGTAGGGGGGACCCTTTAGGGCCGTTTTGTTTCAAATTTTTCAAATCAACCAAATCAACCAATCCCCGAGATGGGTTCCCGCCTCCAGGAACTCAGGAACGAATCTTTCAGAAATAGCAGTTCCCACGATCGGTTCCCGCCTTAGGGCTCAAGGAGTTACAGCGCTGGGCTCCCTGAGTTCCTGCGTCGGTTCCGGGGCCTGACGGCCGGAACCGCAGGCGGGATTGTCCAATGCTGATGCACACTTACATCGGTTCCGGCCCCATTAATCGGAGAGGTAATCAAGACCTCTCTATGAATAACTATGAGTTCCCATTCCTATACATAAGGAACCGATGTTTGGGAACCGGAGAGGCATCGAAAAAGGCCCATTTCAGGGGGTTTTCAAAAAGATCGGTTCCCGCCTCGGTTCCCAGCAGTGCCCAGCGCAGGAAACAGCGCTGTTCATCCGCTGTTCACTTCCTAAACCTAGCGGAGTCAGTCCTTTGCGGCCGGGCAGCGGACCGCCTGCCCAGCGCCGCGCCTGGACACACCATATAGAGCCCACTTGACATAGGGCCCCAACCTGTGGTACTATCCGCTCGTGGGTGCAAAGAGGTCCCCCCTGCTCCGGTTCCGGTGGCTTCGGCCATGAGCAATGCTCCGCACTCCCTTCCCTCAGGAGCGCGTCCGGGGCTGTTGAGCACCTCCTCCCCCCTCTTTGCATCCACACTTTCCCTTTTGGAGGAGCCATGCCAGTAAAGAATAGTCCCACCCAGATCGTTGTCGGCACCCTGATCGGCCTAGTCCTGTGTCTTGTCTTCTACAACCTCCTGGGCTGGAAGCTCGCCCTTGGCGCTTGCGGGCTCCTACTCTACGAAGCCTACACCCTGATCAACCGCTTCCCGGAGGATACCATCTCTGAGATCATCTGGGTCTTTTCAAAGCGCCCTATGGTCCCCTGGCTCTTTGGCTTGGGGACTGCGTATGCTATAGCGTCTGGGCTGCTCCCGGCCACCCAGGAGAGTCTCTGGATCTCCCTGGCCCTGGGATTTTTGTCCGGTCACTTCTTCTTCCAGCGTCATGAGGAGTCAAACAATGGGGTTTCTTAAGAAGGTGCGCACGGTTCTCGGGAAGTTGACGGATCTCCTGAATGCAGGGAGAAAGAAGGGCTGGTGGCAGCGGAAGTCCGGTCCGGATGAGATATTCAAGGATGGACTCAAGTAATGAGCCTCAACCATCGCCCTCGGAGAAGAAATGACTCTTGATGACCATATCCATACCGCAGCAGACTTCTTCAAGAAGGATCTAGAGAGAATCAAACAACAGCCAGTGTTTGGCACTAACGACATCCATAGATGCTGTTATGGTGATTACGTGAATGGATGGAAAATCACGTACATTTTAGAGTATGCTCCTCGGGGCACCCCGACGGAGGAGGTAAGTTCAGAGAAACCATGGGCCTCTTCGGAAAAAGCCTAGACCAGCGTGCCGTAGAGGCCCTGGAGCGCATCGCGGCGGCTCTTGAACTATCAGTGGGCCAACGCCAATCGACCCTCCCGGCTGAAGATGCCACAGAGATCATGTACATTGACGATGAGGCCGCCTACCGCGAAGAGCTGAAGAAGGACCTCTACTTCATACGCACAGGCATTCGGCTGAAGGAGGATGAGCCTGTGCCCTCCGTACCTGCGAGGGAGTTTGACGAGTTGGGATGAGATGGCGAATGGACGGTCCAGCACCTACTGAGGACAAACTAAAGTGGGACATGGTTGTGAATAAGGTGGGTCTCCCGGAGCGGGTGCTGCCAGACGAGCTCAGGGATTCTATCGTCAAACGCTCCAGGAAGGATGGCATCGGGGAGATCCAGGTCCGCCGCATGACAGGTCTCGTGAGTAATGATGCCCTTCGCATCGTGCGCCGCTTCGAGCGCGTGGCGGGCGGGAAGGTCGACATCGCAGAGAAACTCGCCGCGGTGGTGGACACTCTGAGACCAGAGGAGCGGCACTTCCTGGAGCTCGTGAGCAATCCGAGACTCAAGAAGGGTGTGGCACACCTCATCGCTGAGGCAGGCGCCAAGCCGACCGCGGTGATGGAGGCGTATGCGAGGGGGGCCGTGTCCCTGGGGAAGGTCGAGGCGGCCATCCTAGCGGCGCAGGAGCAGCCGGCGATCGTAAAGGACCTCGTGAGGCATGCCATAGACCAGCAGGGGTTGTGCGATACCTGCGTTGGGAGCGGGAGGGTGAAGGGGCGGCCGAATTCGAAGAGGGAGGATGCCCTCTGCCCAGCGTGCCAGGGGAATGGCTCCACCCTGGTGTCGAGCAAGCACAAGGAATTCAGCATGGAGAAGCTCCTTCAGATCAACAAGATGATCCCGAAGGAGGGCTCCACGATTAATGTGCAGACGAACGTGGGCATCAAGGTGGGCGGAGGGAATTTCGCTGAGCGCATGCTCAAGGCGAGTGATGAGGTTTTATATGGTGCAAAGGTTCAAGGGAAAGTGGTGCAGGCTGAAGTGGTGGGCGATCCGATGGGGGTGGAATCTGTACGTTCCGAGCTGGAAGATAGTGTTCAACCCATGGACGAAGAATCTTCATTTTCGTAGAATCCGCGATTGTATCTGGGACTACTGGCAACATGAGTTTAGGACACTGTGTAGTTGTCGCTATGACTATCACGATTTTGCTTATGATAAGGCCAAGGAATATGAGAATGTGGAGGCTGCTTGGACGAGAGCACAGCATCCAGATTACGCCATAGGAATTTTTGGATCAATCATTGCGGACAGATCAAGGACAGAACTGGCGGCTAGTGACTGGAATCAAGAGTTCGAACTCCTTTTGGGCCGGCATAAGATAAGCGGGCTCTGGCAGAGATTTGTACAGCCAAGAAATCATCGACAGAAGTAGAGCCAAGCTGGAGGCCGCCCTCGGCCTGGAGCTGAGGGAGTATTCCCTGGATGAGGTGGAGGAGTTCGCCTTCCGCCTGAAGGATGTGGATTGGACAGTGCAGGGCATAGTGGAGTCTCTCCCGGAGGATGTGCAACAGTACATCGTGAATGAGCTCCACATGTCCAAAATTAACTTCCGCTACTGGGCGACGCGGTACTGCAAGATCCTCAGCACCGCCAAGCAGCTCATCCCTTTGTCGAACCTGTGGCCCTCTCAGGAGAAGCTCCTGGAACTGATGGCTGAGCTGGAGCCCCAGGGGAAACAGCGGATCATCCTCCTGAAATCCCGGCAGATTGGCGGAACTGCCATCGCAGAGGCCCTCATCGCGCATGCGGTGTTCCTCCAGCCCAAGACCCAGGCGATTGTGGCCTCCGACCACCCAGACAACAGCCTGAAGCTCTGGCAGACCCTCATGCGCATGCATGAGAGCCTCCCTGGGTGGATGCGGCCCCTGGTGGATGCAAAACCCAAGGCCCAGAACCTCCACCTCTCGGGGCTTGAGTCGGATATCGTCTATGGGAGTGGAAACCAAAGAACAACCCTAGGCCAGGGCATGACGGTGGATGTCTGTCACCTCACTGAGGTCTCTGCGTGGATCCCTGAGTGCACCATCGGCATCGACTCGGATCTCTTCCCGGCATTTGAGTCCAGTGAGAAACCTCATTCATTTATCATCCTGGAGTCCACCGGAGCGGGTGCGCGGGGGAATTGGTTTCACGACCAGTACGACGCGGCGGCGCGCAACAAGAGTCGGTTCAAGAGCATCTTCATTGCCTGGTTCATGCGTCCGGGGTGGCGGGTCGCCTCTGAGGGGGTGACCCTCGCAGATGACACAAAGGCCATGGGGGAGAGGGTCTTGCGCGAGACTGGCCTGACCCTGGAGAAGGACCAGCTCGCCTGGTGGCAGGTTACGAAGCAAGACTACATGGCGAAGGACATGTTGGAGGTCTTCTATCAGGAGTATCCATCCACGGTGGAGGAAGCCTTCCAGACTGGACTGAGGAGCGTGTTCAGTATTGAGACCAGGGCGAAGGTTCGAGATGGTCTGAAGGTGCCAAAGTTGATCTTCGACTACGACGCGCGGGCGGATAAGTGGTCTGTCGTAGATGTGGATGCATGGCTGAAGGATGAGAAGGAAGAGAAATATGACGGGAAGTTCATCATCTGGGAGCCTCCACGCCCTGGATTCATCTACACCATTGGTGTGGATGCTTCGTATGGCATTACTGGGGGAGACAATGCAGCGGTGGAGGTCCTCCGGGTCGGGAATCGGAGGGAGGGCGATGAGCAGGTGGCAGAGTGGTCAGGCTGTCTGGACCCTGTTTCCCTGGCCAACGTGTGTTGGAAGGTAGGGCATTACTTTAGGGATAAGATAGAGCGCTTCCCTGCACTGATGGCCATCGAGGTGAATCCAGGGAGTCCTGGGATCGTCACCCAGACGGAGCTGATGAAGCGGAATTACCCTAATTTCTTCATCTGGAGGAAGGTTCTTCGCATGGACGGGCGCCAGACCAGGGAGGTTGGGTGGTGGACCACCCCTGCCACGAGGCCCCTCATCACGGAAAGGGGGGTGAATGGGGTCAAAAAGGGTGATTTACAGGTCAATTCGGTCGCTTTCGTGAAGGAAATGGGCTCCTATGTGGACAATGGCCGTCCTGGGCAGCGGCACTATGAGCACGCCCCAGGGTATCATGATGACCGCATAATGGCCCTTTTTATCGCCCTAGAGGTCTCCCACGCGGATGATCGGGCTAATCTGGCCGATGAGCGGCGCCGGGTGGCGGAGCAGAGGAAGGCACCACCGGAGAAGGTGGTGCAGTTTCAGTCGATGGGCCTTACCTGGGAGGAGTGCATGGCAAAGTTTGAAGAGCAGGTGATTGATCCGTTCGGGTAAAGTGTGGTATAATCAATGACTAGGAGGGCCAATGGCTCTTGTCTCCCTTTCGATTCCTGATGAGTTGTACGCTGTTTACAGCGCGATGAACCCTGAGAAGCCCATCCAGCAGGCCCTCACGAAGCAGCTGGAGCGGTTCAAGGAGTTCCCTGCGCATGATCGTGCGCTTATCTTCCCACCTGAGGTGAGGAAGGCGCTGGAGGGCATTTACGGGGGGCCAGTGGAGGACTTCGAGAAGTTCCTGGTATGGGTTCGCTCCATGGCAGCGTTGAAGGTGGATGGTGTTGAGCTCGCCCTGAGCGAGGGGCAGAGGAAGCGCCTGGTGAGTGAGGCGAATTTCTACGAGCGCTCCTATGAGATGCATGCAAAGCAGCGTCTCCAGCAGGCGCTTGAGTCGGCGATTGGTTACTAGGAGTTAGAAATGCACAAAGTTGGCAAGGCGCACATGATTCCCATGATGCCTCACAGAGATCAGCCTGATGTGTTCGAGCGCTCGGAGCAGGCAAAGACCCAGACGGTGCAGGATTGGTTTGAGAACTCGGAGGGGATCTACTCTGGGCAGACTGGGCAGTTCGTGGAGAAGGAAGAGCTGAGTGAGTGGGGTCGGCCGGAGATCAGCATCCTCCAGGCGGGGGAAGTGAATGAGAAGACGCGGGAAGAGAAGAAGGAGCATAAGTACTGATGGATAACTCAAAGACGCTTAGTTACTATCAGCCTCTTGAGGGATGGTATCGCAATACTTGTCCTTCATGCGGTTACTGCCACTACTGTGGAAGGGGTGGACACTTCACGACTCCATACTACCCGACATATCCCTGGCAGCCACAGATCACCTGGAGCACTGCCAACACTAATGCCAGTCTTTGATTGGAGCTGCTCCTGTGGTCACGAGGAGGAAGCCTACGTTCATTCCCACCGTGAGGTCCACTCATGTTCAAAATGTGGGGCAGAGATGGTCCGTGAGTGGAGTCTCGGCGCTCGCCATCAGGGATCCAGCGCTTTCCCGTTCACGACGACGAATCTCAATGGAAAGCCCATCGAGGTAACCTCGGAGTCGCACCTGAGGGAGCTGTGCAAGGAGCATGGGGTGACGCATCGACCGGATAATGCGTTCCTGGAGAAAACCTTCAAGGGCGTGAACCCGCGCACGGGGAAGCCGGAGTATCATGAGGGCTCTGGGCGGGGGATGCCGGGGTCCTGGGTGTAACTAATCAGCGGAAGGTTTGAAAAATGGGAATGTACATCTTCGGTGGACCAGTAACTGGACTCTCAACCGCGAAGAACCTTACTACGCTCCTGGCGGTGAGTCCTAGAGAAGACTTCTCCACCATAACCCTGCGAGCAAAGACAGACAACGCTGGGACCGTCTTCATCGGCCGCTCCAATGTGACCACCACAACGAATCAACTAGCATACCTCGATCGCGGGGAGGCCCTTTCTGTGGATATCACTAGGGGCTTTGCAAATACAGATCAACTCTTTCTCATAGGAACCGTTGGGACGGATGTGGTCTATGTCATAGGTATCGGTTGATGATCAGTTACAGCATCCCCCCGGTGACGGTTATCGTGAAGGAGGTTCCCCGAGAGGAGAGCCTCTGGCAGCACCTTTTGAGAGTTCTTAGGAGAAAGCTAAATGGCGACCTTTAACAAATTCGAGAGCTTCGTTGGTGCGCTTGGTCTAGGTTACCATGGCAACCTGAACACCAACCGCCTCGACGTCAACCTCTACCTGGACGCTCCCCTAGCCACAGATGATGTCCTGGCGGATGAGACCACCCCCGCAACTGGCACTGGCTCTGGAACACAGGATACACAGAACACCTACGCAGAGGCCAGCGGGACTGGCACTCTCGTTGGTACGAAGGTGGTGTGGACGGCCGGCGCTGCTGACTGGACCGCCTTCAGATATGTTGTCTGTTACAACACACAGACCACCACCATTACCAACGGCTTGGTTGGTTGGTGGGATTATCTGTCCAACTTGACACTTGCCAGCGGGGAGACCTTCTCCGTGAAGTTCAACGGCTCGGAAACCACAGGCAGTATCCTCACCCTCGCGTAGGGCAGAAATGCTCCTAAAAAGCAATGGCCTCGTGCGGCCTTGTTGCATGCCTGAGAACTGTGAAGTCAAGATTGACAAGGACCGGCAAGGTGTAGTGGTGAAGACCTGCCGAACCTGTGGGGCTAGGCACATCGAGATGTCAGTGGATCCTGGGAGGATCTTTGGTAAGGGAACCTAGGTAATGGCTGCTCCTACAGTAAGAGGCGTCGGAGCCTACGGAAGCGGCGGCGGCGGCTCGTTCATAGCTGCAGTCCCGACGGGCGGTAGCGCCCCGGTCGCTGGCGATGCCATGTACATCATCATGGAATCGTCGGACTCCAATACGACTGCAGGAACGCCGAACACGCCAGGTGGCTGGTCTAAGCTCTTCGAGCAGACGTTCGCGGCTGGGTCGTCTGTAGAACCTGCTGTTAGCACGCTCACTATCTTCGGGAAGATCGCGGGCGCGGGCGAAGCGAACGTCACCGTCGATGGCGTCGGCGAGCACTGCTCTGGTGCGATGATTGTCATCGCTGGTCATGGGCTGTCCGTCATAGGCGATACAGTCGTTGGGACCGCGGCGGATCACGGAACCACTCAGGCCAACAACCTTGCTCCATCCATCACCGTCTCCGCTAACTCGCTCATTATCCTGGCCATCGGTCTGGGTGACGACGCGAATGATACGACAAACGTCTCGGGTGTTGTCAACGCTAACCTCGCCAGCATAACGGAGCGAATTGACCAGACAACCAATGCGGCCTCTGGCGGTGGAGTCTCGATTTACACTGCCACCTGCGCGGGGACCACAACGGGTACAACGGAGTGGGACCACGACACCGCAGCGCAGTCCGAGTCACTTCACCTTGGAATCAAGCCAGCACTCCTCAGCATAACTGCAGCTCCAGGATCCTTCAGCGAAGGGGGAGTGGCAGCGACAATTGTAGCTGGCCGTCTTCTCTCTGGAGTAGCGGGAACATATGCTGAGAGCGGGTTCTCTGCCACCCTCGTAACAGCTCGGGTGTTGTCAGCTGAGATAGGAGGTTTCGCGGAGGGGGGAGTTGCTGCCACCCTCGTGGCAGGTCGCGCCATTGGAGCTGAACCAGGTTCTTTCCTTCTAACTGGGGTGAATGCTACCCTTGTGGTCGGGACATCAGAGAAGTTTATCAACGCAGATCCCGGTAGTTTCCTCCAGAGTGGAGTTAACAGCTCCCTGATTGCAGACCGGGCACTCTCGGCAGATACTGGTGCGTACATCCTTGGTGGAATTGGGGCAAAACTCGTACCTGGCTGGGCTGTCCTTGCGAATCCTGGGAACTTTGCACTGAGTGGTGTGGCAGCAGCGACTGCCGCTGATCGCTTCGTCTCTGCCAGTCCTGGAGTGTTTGGTCTATCTGGGGTGGCAGCTACGTTTGCGGTGGAAAGAGCCCTCCTCGCTGGGGTGGGGACCTTCGTTGAAAGCGGCTTCTCAGCAACCCTTCTTCATTCAGCTGCGGGGGGCTCGCCACCGAGAAATTCCAGTGGAAGTGTCATGTTACATGCACGTCTTGAAGGGATAATCTAAGATGTCCTACGCAATCCAGCCCGCATTTCTCACACCTACACTGAATGTCTCTATGACTGGGGAACTCCTTGGGAAACCAGCAAAGGTAGTTTACATCCTGGGGAGCCGAAGCCAAGGTTGGAGCAGCACGTCGGCCCTTGGGGATGCTTGTGATTACCTTGACACTAGCCAGGCTTTGATGAACACGCCGGGTATCGGTCAGACCCTCTACCTGGTGTCGACGAGTACCTCTGATGATACTGGTGGAACTGGGGCGAGAACGGTCAGGATCGTCTACTTGGACGCAGCAGGAGATCAGCAGGTCACCACAGTCGCCCTTGATGGAACTACTCCCGTTAGTCTAGGGAGCGGTTTCAGTTTCATCCAGTGGATGGAAGTGGCGTCTACGGGGAGCGGAGAGGTTGCTGTGGGGGATCTTAGTATCTCCAGCATCAATGGAGCAGCCACGGTCGCGACTACTTTTGAGTTTATCCGCGCTGGAGGCAATAGGTCCCTCTCAGGGAGGTATCAGGTCCCCACGGGATTTACGGCATACATCAGCCACTGGGGCGCGGCATCTATTGGGGCGAATATGGATGTTCGCCTCAGGGCCTTGGTGTTCGCGGATGATTACACCCTCTCGACAGAGTATCACTTCCAGGACCGTGTTTATCTATCCTCTGGGAGTAATGGTGAGATGCTGACAAACTACATCAGTGTCCCCTCGGGGTGTGTGGTTAAGATATCCGCGATCCCTGACCAGGCGGCTGCGGGGAAACAATTGGACTGCGACTTTCACCTCATTGTAGTGGCTAATTAGTAGAGGTTGATCAATGAGACTCCCTGCTGCATTTGAAGAGTACGAGAACCAGATCCTCTCCTACGTGCGCGCCTGCGTGAGCGATGGGATGTCCCTGCTCCGCAGGGAGCGGGCGTACACCGACATGAACACTGCCATTAAGTTTGTGAATGGGGAGCAGTACCCTCTCCGATCAAGGGCCATCTCACGCCTCGTGGACAACCGCCTCCGGAAGATCGTGAATGAAACCGTGGGTGCCCTGACCGATGTCCGTCCCATCTGGAACTATGACACCATCGACCCGGATCCTACATTCGTGGAGCAGGCAGAGATTCTCTCTAAGCTCGCCAGGGGGTGGTGGAAGGGGGGCCTGGTCGACCGGCGTCTCCAGACGATTCTCACCTATGCGATGGTGGGAGGTTCTGGATATGGGTTCTTGCGGTGGAATAAGGATCTCCCCGGCGGAGGGGATATTGAACTCACACCGCTGGATCCCAGAAACATCATCCCTATCGAGCCGGTGTATAGCGACTCCATCCAGGACTGGCGGGGGGTTCTGATTCGCCAAGAGATCCAGATCGAGGATGTGAAGCTCATGTATCCCACCAAGGCATACAAGGTGGGGGCGAAGAGCCGGTCCTCATGGTTCACCCCGATGACCAAGGAGGGTGGGTCCATCTACAATGTCCTGAGCGCGGCGTGGAGCGTGCTCACGCGCGGGAATGAGGGCCGCAACCGGGAACTCCCGAACACAACCGACCTGATGCATATCTTCATCAAGGACGAGAGTGTGAACACCGGCTCCGAGGTGCGCATCATGGGCGAGCCTGGGACGAATTGGCAATACCCAGTCTTCCCGGTCGGCTCGAAGCACCCCCTCACAGGTGAGGAGGTCACCGAGCTGGAAGCGCGTCTCTACCCAAGAGGGCGACTCATTGTGTGCACGGAAGAGGCAGTTCTGTCAGACGGCCCCAATCCCTACTGGCACGGGATGTTCCCCCTGATTCGCTTCACCCTGGAGCCTCTCCCCTGGTCGATCCTGGGGGCTTCGATTATTGGTGACCTGGTGCCCCTTCAGAATGCTCTCAACGAGGGCCTGCGTGGCATCGAAGATGGCACCGCGCAGTGGCTCAGGAGAGGCGTCGTCGCGGATCAGCACGCGATCTCCAAGACCACTCTGGAGGCCCTAGACACACGGAAGGCTGGATTCAAGGCATACCTGAACAACAATGCCGGCGGGGAGGGATTCAAGATCGTCGACGGCCCTGTCTTCCCGGCCTGGTACATGCAGATGTTGGAGTTCTACAAGAGTGAGATGGATGAGATCAGCGGTGTGAAGGGTTTGCAACAGCTCGCACAGCTCAAGCAGATGCCTTCTGCCGACACCCTGGAGAAGTTCCGGGAGGCCCTCTCACCCCTCCTGAAGGTCCGCTCAAGGGCCATGGAGGTAAGCCTGGGCGAGCTAGCGGAACTCCTGAAGGTGAACTTCTTCCAGTTCTACAACACGAAACGCCGGCTGGAGATCCTTGGGAAGGATGGCGTCACCCTTGAGGACTTCGACTACGACCCTGGCAGCCTTGTGCCGGCGGGCACGCCGACTGAAACCACCACCAGGGAGGACAGAGCGAAGAAGCATCATAAGAGTTTCAAATTCAGCGTTGCACCCAACTCCTTCCTTGCAGTGAGCCACACGGAGCAGAAGATGCTTATTCTGCAGATGTTCCGGGAGCAGATCATGGATCCTTGGTCCCTGTGGGAGGCGATGGATGTCGCCAACACTGGACCAGTTCCGGCGGAGACGGTCCCGGAGCGCATTGTGGCGGCCCGGAAGATAGGCTTGATGGAAGGCCCAACCCCGGAGATGGTGCAGATGCAGCAGCAACTCCAGACGATGCAGCTTCAGCTTCAACTGATGCAGATGCAGGCGATGGCAGCTGGAATGGGAGGGGCTCCCCCGGAAGGTGGTCCGCCTCCTGAAATCCCAGGGAAGGGCCCTGGGCGGCCTCCTAGCGGTCAGGAGCCCCCACAGCTCATCCAAAAGGGTGGTAGCCCTGTGGTGAGTGAAAGCGGGCGATGAGACATGAAACAGCTTTTCTCCTTCTGGTGGGTCTGATGGCATGGTTGTCTTTTCTTGAACGTGAAGAGGAGCTCCCGCGCCCAGCGCAGGGGGCAGCGCAGATATTCGAGCCCCAAGTGGCGCAAGCTATTGAGCCGCCTCCATTTACGGAGGAGGAACTCCTCGCTAGGACCGCCTATGGCGAGGCGCGGGGGGAGCCAGAGGAAGGTCAGCTGGCAGTCATGCACAGCATCCTCAATCGGGTGAAGAGTGGCCAATATCCAGGCACGGTGGAGGCTGTCGTGCGGCAGCCCAGGCAGTTTAGTGCGTGGAATCCAGAGGATCCCAACCGCGAGAAGATGGAGTCTGCCGAGGAGGATCCAGTCTTTGAGAAGATCCTGGAGCTTGCGGTGAGATCATTCAGGGGGAAGACCAAAGACCCCACGGGCGGTGCCACGCACTATCATCGCTCCGACATCAGCCCTCGATGGGCACCAGGGATGGAGACTACAAGGGAAATCGGAGCCCACCGCTTCCTGCGACCTAAGTCGCAGGGGCGCAGATAGTTGACAGCTTGGCATGAGATATGCTACACTGTTGAAAATGGTGGAAAATGCCTAGTACGAGTGACCGCCAGAGACGTTACATGGGGGCGGCTCTTGCGCGAGCACGCAAGGGCGAACGCCGGGCGTCTGATCCTAAGATGTCTGAGCGGAAGCTCCGCCATTATGCTCGAAAGGTGAAGTAAATGGCTGAATACGGCACGAAGCGCCCTGCGCCTCAGATCAAGACCCCCTTCGCCGAGCCCATCGTCTGGGAGCATGGCAAGGGGAACAAGGATGGCGTGGAGCGTGTGAAGTCGGACAACAAGAACACCAAGATCGGGAAGTAGGCGAGTGTCTACCCCAGTCAACCCAGCTCTGCAACTTGGGCGTCCGCCAGTGACGCCACCGGATATGCCTACGCTCTCATCCGTTCGGGTGGGAGAGGGTCCGACCGGCCCAGGGCTGAGTGCGGCTTTGCCGCGACTGTTCTTTGAATTGAGCCAGCGGATCGACACAATCGCTCGCTTGCTTCCAGGACAGAGTATGCAGCTTGATGAGATTCGCTCACGACTGCAGGAAGTACTGGCTGACGCGGTGCAGAACCCAGAGATGGGTGGCCGCGAGGAAAACCGCTCGCTGCTCGGATCGGCCGGGCAGGAGCAACAGCCCTACATGGGCTAGATGTAGGGTCTCAGAGGAGGAGCTCAGCTCTACCCCACCTGGGAGGAGCTAAGTAAACCAGCCTCTGGAGGTTAGAATGAGCAAGGTGAATGAGCAGGAGGCGTACCAGGCGTTTCTAGATGAGGTTAAGGCTAAACTGCCGAGCGAACTCCAGTCGCATCTCGACGCAATCGCGGGGACCGATGCTGGGAAGGAAATCTTCCGCGGCAAGCTCCGTGAGGATCACTTCTACACCAAGTTGAACGAAGTCAACGAGGTGAAGAAGCGTGCAGAGACCGATTGGCAGTCTGTTCGGGCGAAGGCGGCAGCTCAGGATGAGTGGTATAAGAAGAACGCCCCTCTCGCTGAGCGATCCATCAAGGAGGCGCAGGCGCTTAAGACGCGGCTTCGCTCCTTGGAGGACAAAGCCTCAGAGGCTGGCTTGAGTCTGGATGACCTGGGAGACGCTACCACCGAGCGGCGCAGCAGCGCTTCTGCTGCGGTTCCTGAAGGAATCTCCGCTGAGGAGTTGAATGATCTCAGGGCGAAAGTGAATTTCTTCGACAAGGCTCTCCCCAAGGTGCTCGGTGATCTCACCGCCATCGTGAGGGAGTCTATCAAGGAGAATCTCGACGTGAGCCCGGAGGAGGTCATCAGCTACGCATCGGAGCATGGAGTCGATCCTCGAAGTGCCTTTCTAGAGCTGACCCGTGAAGAGCGGGAGAAGAGAGATTCGAAAGCTCTCGACGATGCTTTGGAGCAGGCTAGAGAAGAGGGTCGACGCGATGCAATTTCTAAGCTCCAGGGGCCTGATCGCATTCGACACAGTGGTCCCTCCGTTGTGGATCAACTCACTGCAAAGGACGCTCCTGTGAGCGACGCGCGCAGTAGGGTGGACCAGGCGGTGAGGGACTTCATGGAGTTGGGTGCGTCTTAGCCCAGGGGCAACATTGAGGCGCTAGCGCGCCTCAGGAGTTAACTAGATGGCTTTCCTAGATCCTGTCAACACCATCGCGACGAAGAGAATCGTCCCTGGTGTCGTGGATCTCGTGTTTAAGAATGACCCTCTCCTGGCGTTCTTCCGGCGTAACAGCCTGATGCGCTATGAGGGTGGGCCTTCTTGGCAGGAGAACTTCATGTACGGGATCAGCAACGTTGCGGCCTACGCGCCGGGTGATACGTTTGATATCGCCCAGATTCAGCTGGCCACCGGGACGACTGTTACCCCCCGGTACTACAACGTTCCTGTTCCTGCGTATCTTGAGAAGATCAAGATTGAGATGAATGGACCGCAGGCGGTTTTCGATTACGTCGATCTCCTCCTCCAGAACGCGGCCCTCACCATGAGCGCAAAGCTCGCGTCTGATGCTTACAAGCACGGACAGAACGTGGGCACGAACCGGACCTTGAACATCAATGGTCTGGAAGAGGCCCTGAATGATGGAACCAACACTGGTCCATCGGGTTCGACCTTTGCCTCCTACCTGAGCCTGACGCGTAATGACGCGAACATCGGCTCTGCGCTGAACAGCCCCATGACTGGCCCCACGGCCAACCTGGCGGGTGCACTCAGCTACCCCAAGCTTGAGCAGGCGTATAACTCGGTTGTGGTGGGTCAGGAATCTCCGGATCTCCTGGTGACCACGAACCTCGGGTTGTCCTACATCAAGATGGTCTTCCAGTCCCAGCAGCGCTTTGAGAAGTCGGATGTGGATTTCGGCTTCCAGGGCATCAAGTTCAACGGCTCGGTGATCGTGCAGTCGCAGTACTGCCCCGGCACGGCCACGCCGTCGACTGCTGAGACGAACAAGTTGGGCCTCTCGGCTCTCGCTGGCGAGACCCTCTGGATCCTCAACACGAAGTATTTCCGCTTCTACGTGAGCACTGACCCTCTGTACGGGTTCGGGTTCACTGGGTTCGTCCCGGCGCAGAATAACTCCGTGGTGGCGGGTCACTATCGGTTCGCGGGAAACCTCACTTGCACCGGCCCCCGGTACAGCCGAGTGCTCTTTGGCATCACCTCTTAGGAGATCAAGCAATGGCTGGAAATCTTAGAGAAGAGGGCCTCTACATCCAGACGGGGAATCCGTTCTCCGTCAATGAAGTGAGCCCCCAGTTTGCCCCTGGTCAGTTGGGCAAGGTGAGCGCCTTCAGCAACGCTGGTAACGAGAACGGTGTCAGTGGTGAGGTTGGCATTCTGGTTCAGAATGTCCAGCGCTACGCGACTGATACTGTTGCTGTCATCCAGGGTGGTCTTGCCTTCTGGCAGGACATGGATAACTTCGTCGTGACTGGTGAGCCGGCCAACGCGATTGGCGGCACTACCGAGCCGATCCCTGCGGGGATTTGGGGCGGGACGCTTCCGGCGGCTGGGAATATCGGTTTCATCCAGGTCGCTGGGGTTGCCCCTGGACGGTTCGCTGACTCCACTTCGGTGGCAACGGTTGGTAAGAACCTGATCTGGGCGACCAATCATCAGTTGAAGCAGGCCGGCACGCAGGATTCGGACTCTCCTGTTGTGGCTGTTCTGAAGACGCTGAACACGGCGACGACTACGAACATCTCGGCTGAGGTGCTCCTGAATCTGCCTGTGCACACTTGGTAAGGGGGTAAGACATGGCTTCAACTGTGTCTAATCTTGTCCGCGATAACGCGGGCAGCCTCCGCCTGCACAGCGGGGTCGTGACTCTCGGTACGTATGCCACTGGTGGCATCGCGCTGAGCGCCGACCAAGTGGGCTTGAGCAAGATCAAGCACATCAATCTCCACCCCACGGGTGGGCTGGTGTTCACCTATAACTACACCACCGGGAAGGTGCTGGCGTATCAGGGGGGTGGATTCACACCCTCCGGCACGATCGTGGCCACTGCTGGTGCGCTTACTGCGACTGCGCAGAAGCCTGCGTTCGTGATCGCATCGGGAACGCCGTTGACGGATGGCGCGCTCTTCGTAGACACCACTGGTGCCGCGGCAAAGGTGGTTGGTTCGACGGCAATTACTGTTGATTTGACAATCAGCTCGACCAACTCCCCTGTGGCGGCACCGGCGGTTGCGGTGACGGCGGCCGATCCGACTGCGGCCTTCAGTGGCACGGCGGTCGGTGCGGCGGTCTTCACTGAGCTGGGTGCGGTTGACCCAGGCGTGAGCATCAACTTCGAGGCGCTGGGGTACTAGTGCAACCTGCACACGTTGTGGTGTGCTTTCATCATTGGGGCCTTGTCAGTGGTAGGTTCTGCTTCTCGCTCGCAAGGGCGGTGGCATATGAAGGGAATCGGATTGCGAGAGTAATCGACCTCCCCTCACCCTACACTGACGAGGCCCGCGACAAACTAGTCGGGGCCTTCCTGGCAGTTGAAGGAGAGCCTCGCTACATGCTGATGGTTGATGCGGACATCGAGTTTGACAAGGATGCCATTAGCAAGACAATGTGGGTTGCCTTGAATCATGATGCGGATGTCGTCTGGGGGAACTATGCCCTAGGCGATTTCCGTAACTCTCTCTTCCGGAAGGATGAGAATAGCGATCTGGCGGTGTGTGTCGATGACATGCAGCCGGATATGATTTATCACAACGTCTACGCCGGCGGGACTGGATGGGCTCTCATAGACAGACGGATCCTGCTGAAAATGAAGGACATCTACCCCGAGCCGTGGCATTGGTTTGAACGTGACGTGACGGGTGGCCCTGGTGGGGTTGTCTTGAAGCTTGGTGAGGATATCTCCTTCGGCCGTAGGGTTTACAAGGCCGGCGGCAAGCAAGTTGGCTACACGGGCATTCATCTCTACCACCACAAGAACCAGCCCATCGTTCCGCTCTTCATGAAGGGCGCGATTGAGGGGGTTGGGAGAAAGGTGCTAAACGCGAGTGGAACTCCTTCTGGGCTGCGGGATGAATCGGTCAAAGAAGCTGTCCCTTCCGAATCGGGAGGGGTGGTTGGATCTGGTGACTCTGGATCTCAATCAGCAGCATAGACCTGATGTTGTGTTTGATCTCAACATCCCGAGCCTCCCATTTCGTGATGAGAGTGCCGATGAGATCCACGCCTATGATGTCCTAGAGCACTGTGGCAGACAGGGTGACTGGAAGTTCTTCTTTGACCAGTTCACCGACTTCCACCGGGTGCTCAAGCCTGATGGGACGCTCCACGCCATCTGCCCTTCGTGGAAGAGCATGTGGGCTTGGGGAGACCCGAGCCACACGAGGGTTCTGACTCAGGGCTCTCTTGTGTTCTTGATGCAGGATAGCTACAAGACTGTGGGTGTCAGCCCAATGAGTGACTTCAGATTCTGCTACAAGGTGGACTTCGCACCAGTCGTGGTGCATGATGATGAGGATCGCTTCTACTTCATCCTGAGGAAGAAGTGAGCGACGCCAACTTTGAAGGTCTCTGGAAACGCCTGCGGGTCTTTGCGCCCGAGGCGCCAATTCCCCTCGTGCAGGAGTTTGTGAACACTGCCTATTCGAGGGCGCTGGCTTATCATCTGTGGAATGACCTTCGAGGGCAGAGCGCGGCGCAGGTGCCAGCGCTGTACAACACTGGGAACGTCACCGTTGTCCAGGGCTCTGCTACCGTGACTGGTGTGAATGGTGCAGCCTTCACCACGGCGATGATCAATCGGCAGTTCTTCACTGGCGCGGGCACAGTGGCGGACCCATCCTCCACTGGGACACTTGCACCGTACTACACCATCATCGCCCGGCCGGATGCGACCACCCTGACCTTGGATCGCCCCTATGAGAAGCCCACTGACGCGACGGGGGATCTGACCTACTCGATCCTCCAGGTCTATATTGAGATGCCTTCGGACTTCTTGAGATTCGAGTCCATCGTGGACATCGACAACAACTGGAAGTTGCACACCAATTTCCGGCAGGAGCAGATCAACATCTGGGATGCGAAGCGCTCTGTGAGTGGGACCACGTGGATCGTGGCGAGTGCGCCCCCGAGGTTTCCGAGTGGTGGTGCGGCGGAGATTCAGAGGTACGAGCTCTGGCCAAAGACCAGCCCTGGACCAAAGACTTTCCCCTTCTGGTACACCAAGAAACCCGCGCTGTTGAGCGCTGCGACTGATCGTCCGATCTCGCCCATCAGAGGAGATGTCATCAGGAAGGGCGCATTGGCGGAGTTGGCCTGCTGGCCTGGAACGGGCACTAGCCCGAATCCGTACTTCAATCTAGACCTTCACGTGAGGCTGGATAAGGAATTCACCGATGGCCTCGACCACCTGGTGAGAGAAGATAATGAGCGCTCCCAGCGCGCTGTTTGGTATGAAGACTGGGAGGGTGTGCCCTATGCGCCGATTGACGCGCGCTACTTGCAGACCCATGATGTGTTCTAAGGAGAACTCAAATGCCTGATCTTGGACTGAAGAGCCCGTTCAAGGATGCGTGGAAGAAGGATCACTCTGGAAAGGGTGACGACTCCCCGCGCGAGTTGAAGGGTGACGTGGATGTGAGTGGCGCGAAGGCGGTTATCGGAGTGCCGATTGGCGACGCCGATGAGGCGCTCTTTGATTGCCTGGATCACTATAGCGGACAGAAGTAAGGAGCTCCGATGGCTTGGAATGGTACACAGTATACCATCACCGCAACCGCGGCAAAGCTTAGTACGATCCTTGGCTTGAACGCGGCTGATCTTAAGAGATTCAAGCAGATCGACATTAAGAACGCTAGTGGAGCGGCGAATGTCCTCTACCTTGGTCCTTCGACGGTGACGAATGTCCCAGCAAACGCCAGGGTGGAGCTGTCGGCCGGACAAGCCTACAGTTTCGATCCAGGTGGTGGGGCATTTCATGTCTCTACTGAGGAAATCTTCCTGGTAGGCACTGCAAACGCCGCGAATATTGCCTTCATCTCCCTCTTGGACTAGGTATGCCTTATAACTACGGGGGATTCAGAGGCGGGTATTCGTCTGTATCTGCAGCGGATCCAAATGCGGACCTAAAGGCTCTCGTGGATGTTTACTGGAAGTATGATGAGTTTAGTGACGGCTCCGCTCCAGTTACACGTCTTGACTCTGGGCCAAATGGTATCCATCTGACTGACAATAACACCACCCCGAGTGGCACCGGACATGTCTATTCGAATGCAGCTAGTTTTGTTGGGGCAAATCAAGAGTTCTTCAGCCATGCAAATCATTCAGTGTTAGACAAAGGTGATGAAGATTTCACGTGGGTTTTTTGGATTAACTTTGCTAACCTCACCGGAACACAGTTCTGTGTGGCCAAGGACGTGACCGCCAGTGGTTTCTCCGGGGACTACTCTATCTGGTTGGATAATGTGACAGATCGAATGGTTGTTGGTTATAGCACTGGACCGGCAGCAGAGAAGTTCGCAGTGGATGCGAACTTTGGTCCACTCACAGCAAGCACGTGGTATATGGTTTCTGGCGGGTATGATTCCGTCCGGCAACGTGGGTTTGTTCGAGTGAATACTTCAATCATCACAGAGACTACTGTAGGGATACATACAACCGCGAACACTGACCCATTCAAGTATGGACGGCGTAACTTTGCTGGAGCGCCCTCCTTTGTTACTGCCAGTTCAGGTCCAGTTGCGTTGTATCATGCTGTTCTTAGTGACAGTCAGAATACACGTCTCTGGAACGGTGGCGCAGGATTGGCCCTCTACTAAAATGCCCTACATCCCTTGGGACTCAAACGATCTCGGCAGCCCCCCTACAGGCGCGTCAACCCTCACCGCAACACCAGGGGACAATCAGGTTAGTCTATCCTGGACAGCTGTCACTGGCGCGGATGGCGGGTATCGAATCTGGCGGGGATTGGCCTCGGGAGCGGAGACGCCCTTTGCGGTGGAGCCAACTACATCCTATGTTGACTCAACCGCTGTGAATGGGACGACTTACTACTACTACGTAACCGCCTTGAATGGATACGGAGATGGCCCGCTTTCCAATGAGGACAGCGCCACTCCGACTCCTTAGGAGTTCAAAATGCCTCTCTACGATCCAAGAGCCGCCGATCTAGCGCTAATGCCAAACGGTAGACCTACGCCGAGAATATCTGATGGAATGGCAGGAGGGAATATGTATAATCCCGCACCGCCGTTCCTCGGGGGGATGGTGGGAGGGAACATGTACAACCCTCCTCCTCCGATGCGTGCTCCAATGGCGCCCCCAGTGAAGCCTGCCCCGGCACCTCCTCAGTTCACGCGACCCATTGATCGCCGGCGTGCAGCGGGAGAGGAGATTGGGGGTCCTGAGATTTCTGGTGTTGTCCCTCCTGGCATGATTCCTGGGGGCGGTTTTGCTGGGGAGTACTTTCCGCAGCCAGAGCTTCCTTCAGGTGGGCCTGGATCCCTCATCGGCATGCCTCCAATTGCTGCACCTCCGACGGGCGACATCTCTGGCGTTGCTCGTGGCATAGATCCGAGTGGTGGTGGTGTTAAGGGTCGCGGTTGGGGCAGAGGTCGGCAGGCCGCTGATGCGCTGAAGCGTCGAGGGGGTAGAGGGAGAAAGCAGACACAAACAAGGTTCGGCTCCTTCCCAAAGAAGGAAGGCGTGATTTCTAATGCTGGTCGAGCTCCAGATGAATCCTGGATGAAGGGTGGTTACTAAGTGGCTGAACTAACGGCGGAAGAGTTAAAAGAACGCAAGGCGGGTGCTCCTTTTGGCAAGCGTTCTAAGGCGCAGGAGCATGAGGACGTCTTGGCGAAGGAGAAGTTCCAGGATGTCTCTCCCCTAGCGGCGGCTGCGGCGCGTGCTGCGGCGGCGCGGAAGAAGAAGGCTGAGGCGTCGGTGGAGGAGAAGAAGAAGTCCTCCCTCCCTGCTGGTCTAGCCAAAGCCCTGGCCCGGAGAAAAGAGAAGGCTTAGTGGCCAACTACCAGCGCTTCACCCTCTCTCAGCTAGAAGATATCGTCACGGGCCGAGTTGGGAATAACTCTGTCTTCTGGCTTGAGGGTGAGAAGAAGGATGCCATCAACGAGGCGCTGTGCGTGTGGCAGGCCATGACGGGGGAGTGGACCTTTGGCTTCTCCATGCCTGTGACGAGTGGACACTTCTATGAGGTGCCTAGACAACTGGTTGGCCTGCAGCGGGTGTTGTGGACTTCTAGTGGTAATCCTCTAAGTGCAGTGCCCTTGACGGAAATCAGCTTGCCAGAGCTTGACTTTGGATCGCCAGGCTGGGAGAATGTGAGTGGAACGCCCTTGTACTGGGCGCCTCTGGGGGTGAATAGGGTGGCCTTCTCGCCAGCCCCGCTCGTTGGCGCCATTGTTTACGAGGGCATTCAGGAAGCTCCAGTGTTGACTAACTCGATCGAATATGTTCAACTAGGCGATGAGGAGTTGACACGAATCACCTCCTATGCACAAGCATACCTAGCGCTGAAGGAGGGGACGAAGGAGTTTCAGAATGCAGAGGATGAGCTGGGGGAGTTCGTCAAGGCGGCCTCCCTACGGAATGCTCGCCTGAAGTCAACTGCGATGTACAAGTACTACATGGGTCTTCCTCAACAGGAGAGGGGACGGCCTCAAGAGGTGGAAGGGAGTCCGGGGAGATGAATGAGATTTACGCCATCACCATCACAGAAGATGGCAGGACTAGGGAAGTACCAGCCTACACCTGTGGACACTGCACTATGGTGGTTGTGCTCAATGCTCAGCGCACGAGAGGGCGCACGGCCTGTGGCGCCTGTGGAAGATGGTTGTGCGAAAAGAACGAACTTTGTCGAGTGGCATGCACGCCCATACATGCCATGGCGAAGGATCGGTTTCAGGGTGCTGGAAAGTGGGGCCGCCTCGTGAGCCCTATCATGGGCGGTATCGAAACTGTCGAAGAGGCTCGCAAGAGCGGCTTTGACGTATAGGAGAAACTAGATGGCTTTCAAATATTCCATCATCATCAGTGGCGCTTCTGCAACAACGGGCACGATCCAGACCGGATCTTTTGCTGTGCTCAAACCTGCTACCACGGCCGGGGATCCTGGTTCCGTCTGCGGAGTTTCTGAAATCTCCCTCTCTGGCGAGTCGACTGGCTCGTTGGTCTGGAGAAACGCTCTACAGCGGTCGCAGACTACCACCATCGCCGCAGCCACGGTCCCTGCTTCACTTAGTCCCTTCGCTCCTGCGGCGGGCTCCACCTCTGATGGTGGAAGCGTTGCTGTGGCTAGCGCGCCGACGGCAGCCTCTGCTGGTGGTGTGCTTCTGCACCTGGGCTTCAACACCTTCGGTGGGGTCTATCGCTGGGTGGCGCCTCCAGGGAGTGAAATCCTCGTGACGACTGCCGCTGATGCTGAGACAGGTGTTGGCCTGGTCATGTGGAGCGTCTCTGGATCGCCCTTGGTGAGCGGGCACATCATCTTCGAAGAGCTGTAAAGAAGAGGCCGTAAGTGGCCTCTGGCATCTACACAGCCCAAACGAGTGGGCAGGCTCCACTCATTTTCCAACTAGCCACTAAAACTCTGCCCTCAGATCCCAAGACACTTTTGCTCTTTGAGATCAATGCAAGTGGGGAGAACATAAGCGGCTCCGCCTCTTTCCCTGTGATCTCTCGACCAGCAGTTTCAGGGGTGGCCTCCTCTACGCTACCTGTGGTGTCCCTGAATCATAGTGGTGCTATTCTGAGTCAAGCTGCTCCGGCGGTGGCATTTTCTTCTCCACCCACCCTGCCCCCGGTAAGTAGTGGACCATTCTACCTGCCAATCATCTTTGATATTCGCCTTCCTGAGGGAAGTGAGTGTATCGTCCAGACTTCCAATGTGCTTCTCCTCTACGCAGCCGCGAGCGGTGGACATACCTGGACTGCTGGAATGACCTGGGAGGAGCTGTAGGTGTCGAGGAAGAGTAGACGGAATTACCAGATTCAAAGCACCATGGTCCACCGTGGCCGAGTGAGTGGCGGACTTCCGTTCGCACAACAAACCCTCTCCTATGTGGTCGAGGCGCCGGATTGGTATCAAGACACCTTCTCTGGTGTCTTTCCTCCTTTGATGGACATTGCAGAAGGGGCTTGCCCACCGCCTGAGAATACTGGATCAGGGCAGGATTGTTTTAGAACGAGGGCATACGAAATACCAGAGGCATTTCCTCACGCTGAAGCTTCAAAGCGTCTTGCTGCTTATGAGGCTGCAACTGCAACTCGGCTAGGACTACCACATACTTTTGTGGACTTCATCAATGACGAGACACCGCTATTCATCTCCCAGACCATTGAGACAAAATCACCGATCGAGTGGGCTATCTGGAGGCGGAGGTGGGCGCAGTGGGGAGCTGGGGAACTGACGGCCCCTTCGCGCTTCCCTGCATTCATCAATGCCACTGTCTACAGTGCCGACTCCTGCACGTTGCTCTCTGAGATCCAAAGACACATGCTGGAGCCGGTGATTGATAATGGTGTGAGCTGGACGATGTGGACACAGGATGAGGTTTTGAAATATCTGAACACTCGCCTGAGTCGCTTCATGATGGAGACGGGACTCATTAATGAGATCACAACCATCCCTGCAACCGCTGGAACGGGGGAATATAACTACCCAACCGATCTCATCGAGAGTCGCCGCGTCGCGTGGGATGACGGTGCAACGGTGGCGGTGCTGCCACGGATAGATCCGTATCAGCTTGACAACGCCAGACCAGGGTGGCAAGCGGAACAGGACACACCGGAGAATGTCATCGAGGAGCCGAGGGAGCCGCTATCCTTCCGCCTGGCGCCAACGCCAGACGTGAGTGGGAACGTGGATTTGGTCTACATCGCTGCCCCGACAGAGATCACCTCTGCCTGCGCTCCTATCCCCTTCCCTTGCCAATACGCATGGGCTATCAAGTATGGTGTCATGGCAGATATGCTCAACAAGGAGGGAGAGGCTCAAGATCAGGAGCGGGCGACATTCTGCGAGCGACGCTATAGCGAAGGTGTGGAGTTGGCAAGGATGCTCATCAATAAGGGAGTTAGCAGTGGCGCTGCCTAGTGATCTCTCTGGCCTACAGGTGTGGTATAAGGCATCCACCCTGGCGCTCAGTAGTGGTAACCCTGTGAGCAGCTGGCTCGATTCCTCTGGGAATGGGCGCACGATTCAGCAAAGCAACGCCTCGCTCCAGCCAATTTTTCAGACGGGCCTGAGCGGCATCTCCGTAGGTAAAGCAGTGAGGTTTGATGGTACAGACGACTTCATGCAGACGGTGGCAGGGGTGAATTGGAGCACCATCTTCGGAGCGCTCAACTACACGCTCTTCGCGCTCGTGAATTTCCGAACCGCCAGCGGTACGGGAGAAGTCTTCACTGATGGGAATGGCGTGATTGGGATGAGATCGGTGGTCTCATCTGGAGTGCTTCAGGCATTCCAGAGTCCGGATCTTGTGAACACTGGGACACTTGTGGTGGGAGCTTGGGAGAAGTGCCTCGTGATGCGGAGAAATGTCTCCGCTGGTATCTTCGTCGGTGTGGACAACTTCGCAGATGCAGGGCTCAACTCCACGGGCTCAACGGGGAATCCGGCGACTGCACGCATTCGCTTGGGGCAGGTATCTGCCTCGGATCAGTTTGATGTGGTGGAGGCTTTTGGGTTCAATCGAGCGCTCACCGAAGCAGAGCGCCTTCAGATGAGTGATTACTTGGACACGCTGATCTCTTCCTCTGGTAGTGGTACTGGAATTGTGCTGGTTCTCTAATGACTGACTATCGGAACATCCGCTTCCGCTTGGACAACCTAGGTCTAGACTTGCTGCACACAGCAGACAACATCGACCCTGGAAAGTACACGCGGCTTCAGAATGTATTCTCCCAGCGCGATGGTGAGATGTCCACGCGCCTTGGCACGTCACCATTCCTGTCAGTGAGCCCTGGGAGTCCGATTCACTCGATGCGCCGCATTGGCGACTCCACCCTTGTGCTCGGCTCCTCTGATGATCTTTATGTGAATGCTGCGCTGGTGTCGAGTGGGTGGAGTGGGGATCCGCTCTCTCTCGTGCGCTTCCGTCCGAGCAACAGCTCCGATCAGTGGATGTACATTGGTGACTCCGCAAAGATGCGGAAGGTCAAAGCGGATGGGACAGAGTTCCTCTGGGGCATCGTGCGTCCCTCGGTGGCGCCTACTCTTACTGTCAATGCTCCAGGGACTGGAGCTCAGGACTCTACTGTAGCCGGAGCGATTCCCTATTCTTACAAGTACACCTACTACTCCACCGCGACAGGAGCGGAGAGTAATCCTTCTGATGAGAGCGCCTCCGTGGCTGCAAATACAGAGTCAATCACTGTCGCCGTCATTGCCTCTGCTGATCCTCAGGTGACGAACATTCGCATCTACCGCAAGGGTGGGACACAGGTTAGTGATTTTGTATTCGTAACACAAACGAGCAATGGCACTGGCGGGTACGTGGATGCCGCCTCGGATATTGCCCTGGCGCAGAATGACTCCCTGAGGGATGACAATGATGTCCCCTTCACTACTGTTGACACCAATGGCACGACTCTCTTTGGCACACCACTTTCCAAGGTATGGGGGCCCTTCATCGGAAAGTACATCATGGCCTGTGGGGACCCAGTAAGACCTGGGTTTATCTACTGGACCAACACCGATCGCCCGGAGAGCGCCTCTTCAGCCAACAACGTGCAGGTGACCAATCCCTCAGAGCCTCTCCTCAATGGTTTCATCTTTGCATCAAACCCCTATGTGTGGACACGGGATAATCTTTACACCTTGGACTTCGGCGGACCAAATGCTCTTCCCACCTTCATCCCTCGCTTAGTTCCAATTGGGATTGGTATCACTGGACCTAATTCATTCACACCAAACGGTCCTGGGTTTGTGTTCTTCAAGTCTAAGGATGGGATCTATGTCACCGACTGCCAGAACACGCTGGACAGCATAACTGATGACTCCCTTCGGCCTATCTTCAGGGGGGAGTCAACTGGGCCATTTGCGCCTGTGGACAACTCTCAAGAAGACCGTCTCCGGATGGAGGTAGTGCAGCAAGAGTTGCACTTCTGGTATCTGGACACTCAAGGGGAGCCACAGCATTTGTTCCTGGATCTCCTGAGAAAACGCTGGCAGCAGTATAAGAACTCAACCAGTGTGCGCTTCTTCATGGGATATGCGGATGAGAACCAACCGCAGCATCGCCTCCTTCTCGGTGGGGATGATGGAGTGGTCTATGAGGCAAATACTGGGATCTTCGATATCGACACGGCGGTGGCGGGGAACTTCCGAACGCACTCTCTAGATGCGGAATTGCCACAGACATTGAAAGAGTTTGGGAACGTAATCATCGACATCGACCCCAAGGATGCAACGATCACAGTCACCCCTTATCTCAACTCTGAGGCCACTGCGCTGGCGCCTACGGTCATCACTGGTGCGGGACGGAGGAAGATACCAATAAGCCTCACTGACACTTATGCGTATAGCCTGGCGCTGGATTTCAGCTGGAGCGGCCCGGCCACCTTCTACCAGTATGAAATCCTCTTCAGAGTAGACGAGGAAGCACTTAAACACTGGGAGATGCCGGAGACCTCTCATGGCATCGCCGGGTGGATGCATGTGCGAGACGCCTACTTCTGCCTCCGCTCTACTGCAGATGTGACCTTCACCCACACCATTGATGGCCTGGTGAAGACCTACACTCTGGCCTCCACGGGCGGGGATAGGCGCAGAATCTACGTCCGCCTCGCACCGACCAGGGGGAAGGTCTTTAGGTATGCGCTGGATTCGAGCGCGGACTTCAGGCTCTATGGCGAGGACTCTCAGCTCAATGTGAAGGGATGGAATGATACTGGGTATAAGCCCATCTTCCCATTCACTGCGCCGGGCTATGCACCCTTCTTGCGTAAAGAGGCAGGCACGTAATGGCACGCAACGACGACCGCAGAGTCATCCAGATCAAGGCGGACAGGGAGGGGAAGCCTCAGCTATTTGACGTGCAGGACGCGATAAGGCAGCTCAGTGAGATGGTCTACAAGCTGGAGGGGCGGGTCGGGCAGGTTGAGTTGCGAGATGGGCTTAAGATTGTTGAGGATACCGTGAACCCCCTCAGTCTGAGTAGCAGGAATATCACCTTTGCTAACTTTAACATCTTCTTCGGCGCCTCCTCAAATTTACTCACCACTGCTGATGTTTACTTCGCCAGTGGGGCGCTGCTGAATGGCGAACAGTGGAATGCCACACACACGGTGGTCACCATCATCAAGCTTGATGCAGCGGGTGGGATTAAGTTCTTCTCCGACACCGACCTCACAGTGGGGCAGCCCTTTGTCCCGACGCAAGTAGGGAGCTTCCCCTAAGTTGCTATTCAGTCTGGAGTTGTAGTATAATGGAGCTACAATGGATCCCAACGGACGGTGCCACATTTGCCAGGAGAGCACGCCCATTCGTTACTGTCCAATCTGTGACCACTGGTTCTGTGACCAATGTCGAGGGAAGTATTGGGAGCGAGGCTTCGCGGCGGTGATGGAGTTGGTCAAGGGGCGAAGTGGCCCTGATTGTTGTGGAGTGATCTAATGGGTTTCTGGGATATCGCAAAGAGAGTTGCCCTTGGCGCAGCGACTGGTGGGCTGAGCCACGTCAAGGACATCAGGGACGCTACGAAGAAGCGCAAGGATAAGGGGACGTCTGCGAAGGCGCCTGAGGCTGAGGCCCAGCAAGCTCCTGCCCCTGGAGGACCCTCGATTGAGCAGTTGATGGCCATTGATCCCTCCATCTCCCGTGGGCAGTGGGAGGCTCAAATGGCAGAGCAACAGGCGGAGGGAGGCTTCGATCCGAACTGTCCGCCTGATCGGCCATTCAAGTCAGGGCGACCCATCCAGGGGGCAGCAGGACCAGTTGACAACTGCGTGGAGAAGCGTGAGAACTGCCCTCCAGGATTCAGGGTTATCGGCTCCGATGACAGGGGCGACGCGCGATGCTTGCCTGGAGATGCTAGGGAGTTTGGCGGACCTGGCGGTGGTGGTGGGCGCGGTGGTCGCGGCGGAGGTCCTGGAGGCGACGCAGGCATGCCCGGTGGGAACATGTGGGGTGGCTACGATGACATGACCGGCCAGGCCATGAGCCAGCTCTACGGTACACCCTTCTACGGCCCGGAAGAGGGGATGCTCAGGGACTACTATGCTGGGATCATGGGGAAGAAGTGGGATCCCACGAGTGGGCAGTATGTGGACACTGGATCAACCGCTCAGCTGGCGGCTGCGACGGGCGCCGAGCAGAATGCCCTTCGAGAGAGTATCGAAGGGCAGGTTCAGCAGGTCATGCAGACGATGCCACCGGGCGGGCAGCGGGATAAGATGATCGCGGACCTTCGAGCGCAGCAACAGTCACTCGCAGCACAGTCACGGCAGGGCGCGATTCAAGGGGCCACGGCAGGACTCACTGACCTCTACGGGCGGCGCCTTGATGTTGCAGGGAATGTCCTGGGCCAAGGCACTGAGCGGTTTGGAATTGAAACCACGCGGCGTGGGCAGGACATTGGCTTTGACATCGCACAGCTCGAAGACAAGACACGTCGGGAGCTTGGTCTTGGTGAGCTTGGACTGCAGAGGGAGCGATTCGGTTTTGAGACCGGCACCGCCTTCCCCTGGGAGCAGAAGAAGTTCATGCTGGAGCAAAAGCAGCGTGGTCAAGAAGGGAAGTCTGCACAACAGCAGTCCAGACGAGCGGGCACAATGAGTGCCCTGGGCACTGTGGCCTCCATTGGAGGCACCGTGGCGATTGCTCTGTGATGCTCAAGGAGAAGGTTGACGCTGCGGTTGGGTTGATTCAAGAGGTGGTGGAAGAGCACGTGAATCCAGTGGTGATGTCCAGTTTCGGGAAGGACTCAATGGTGCTTCTGGACTTGGTGAAGAGAGCTGGGTTTCGCCTTCCGATTCTCTTCTTCAAGGAGTCCTACTTCCCCAGGAAGTACCACTTCGCCAATCAGGTGATCGAGGCGAATGACTATGTGGTCTATGACTACCCACCTCTAGAGACGGCATTCTTTAAGCGAAACGGGAAGGTTGAGGTGTATAACTTCTACCAGTCCGTGAACAAGCCCATTGGATTGCCAACTGGGATCAAGGTGCCAAAGGCAGGGGAGGATTACCTCTGTGCGCTGTCTGCCCTCTACGGTAAGCCGACTGGGACATATGACTTCCAATGGGATGCTGCATTCATCGGGCACAAGGCCACGGATGTGGATCCCCTCCTTGGTCCTGTTCCTATCCATAATGATCGCGTGGAGGCACCTGAGGAGCTGCATCTGGCTTTTCCCCTGAGGAGCTTCACTGATGCAGACATCTGGGAGTATCACTTAGAGAACCACCTGCCGATAAACCGGCAGCGGTATAATGAGGCTGATAACTGGAGGGAGTTTGATGATGTCACCTACAATCCTGACTACTTCCCAGCCTGCACAGCGTGCATGGACTTGGACCAGGGTACTAAGGTCTACTGTCCAAAGGTTGGAGCGATGGTCGAGAGCGTTTCATCGCAACTACGTGATATGAACAATACCTCCCTACCTGCGTACATGACTGAAGTTGAGGTGAAGTAATGCCTTTTATGCCACCTAGGTACTCTGAACCAGCGGCGATGCCTGCTGCTAGGGAAATTACAAATGAAGCCCTCCCTTCCTCCTATGTGAGCACGCCACCGGCTGGTGGGAGGAGTTTTTGGGACGTTGCCCTCCCCGGCCTCGTCGGTGCCGGAGTGACTGGACTTGGTGCGCTTGTCGGTGGTGGAGAAGGTGCTGCAACAGCGGCAGCGGGCTTCGCTCGGGGCGGTGAAGGAGAATGGCAGAGGGGTCGGGCGATTGAGCTGGCGAAGGAGCAGGAGCGCACGCGGAACATGCGCCAGATTGAGGAAGAGCAGCGGAGGGAGAAGTCTCAGCAAGACATAGAGACTCGGGCGGAGAATCGGTGGAAGGAGCATTTTGCTACGACCGCTGCATCAAACCTTGCTGAGAAGCAGCGGAACCAAGTTCAAGCACCACCGAAGATGGGCCTTCCTCCTGGGACGATGATCGACCAAACTGATTTGGTTAAGTTCATGATCGCCGATAGGCAGGCCGAGGCAGCGGCAGCCCGATCGGAGAAGACTGCGGGTGCGACAGCGAGCCGCCAAGAAGCTCATGACACTCGTATGATGCAAGCGCAGATCGACGCGATGAAGGAACGGGAGCGGGAGGCGCGGGGGAGAGAGGTGCGCGCTGCCCAGCAGCAGTGGAATCGTGGGCTCATGGGCGCGCGAGAGAGTGCCCTGAGGGAAGGTGTCACGCCCGATGCGGCGGAGGCAGCCTATCGGAGGCGCTTCTCTGAGCCTGGAGAACAGGTGGCTGGGGAGTTGGGATTTGGCGAGGATTCCCCTGCTGGTGTACCCACACCTCCACCTCAGGTGGGCGTGACACCCAGCGCCTCACCCACACCGCAGGCCAGTGTCCCACCGCCTCCTCAACCTTGTCCTCCTGGGACGAGAGCAGAGTACAGTCCAAGCCGTGGCACGCATCGGTGCGTCTGACCCATGCCCTTCCCTGATGAGGCGGATGATTGGATTCCTGTAGAAGATAGCGTCGATGACTGGGTGCCCGTATCACCTTCTACAGCAGCGCCATCATTCCAACCTGAGACCGTCGCTGGTGCTCTAGAGCGTTTCGGCACTGGTCTGCAGGAGCAGGGTGGGCCGCTTGCCCTTCCGCTCGCGTTGCAGATGAGAGCCTCCTCTCGTGGGCTTGGTGCACTGCAGCGTGTCGGGGGCTTTGCTCAGGAGCAAGTGCTCAAGGGGATGGGTGCGCTTGCTGGAGAAGAGGATCTGGGAAAGGTACAACGTGAGGCTGGCACGCAAGCTATCAGGGCCTTTCCTGGTGCACGACTTCCTTACGACATCTATCGGGCAATTGATAAGCCACCTGAGGTAGAAGCAATACAGGCGGGCCTAGAGAAGGGCATTGGTGGTATCGT